AGGAGTGCTGGCACCGCCCGCGTCACGACGAGGCTGAGCAGAACCAGCGCCCCCAGCCAGAATCCCACGCAGAACGGGCAGTCGAGACCCTTGACGATTTTCTGGCGTGTCGTCGTGAACACCTGCGCGCCGTTCCACTCCTCGTCAATCACCTCGGCGGTGGCATACCGGAGGCTGTGGAACTCCTTGAGCGCCCAGCGTCGGGCGGGCTGGACGATCCACCAGTGGCCCAGCCAGTCCTCGGTCACGAAGCGGGTCAGACGGAGCGTGAAGCCAAGGGCGAGAAGCAGGTTACTCACAGGTTTATCCACAGGCTCTCGGTCGGGGGCGATACCCCCAGCCTAACCGCAGGAAGCCCCGAGAGTCGAGGACTCTCGGGGCTGGCGGTCGGATGCGGCTCTAGGCGGCAACCTTGATCCCGCCTGCGGTTGCGCGGGCGATGTGCCGTTCCAGTGAGGGGCCGTCTGCGAACTTGCTCGCCGACTTCTCCTCCATCGTCACTGCATAGGCGAAGGACCCATCGACGCGGCGGACGGCGAGGAAGCCCGTCTCACCCTTGAGGGTGGCGGTCACCGTGTGCTTGACCTTGACATCGCCCTCGACGGGCTTCGCCTTCGACTTCGACTTGCTCTTGACCGGCTTCGCGTCAGGAGCCTCGTCAGAGCCACCGTTGTCCGGCTCGGGGGTCGGAGTGGGGTCGGCCTCGCTCGGCTCGGGAGTCGAGGTTCCAGGCTCGTCGGTGACGACGGTCAGGACGGTCCCGGCCTTGAAGAACACCTCGCGGACCTTACCCTTGGCCTTGGCCGCGACCATGATCGAGACCGTGCCGTTGGCATAGGAGCGGGCGGGTGCCGCCTCGAACGAGGCGATGGGAGTCTCGCCGTTGATGACGATGCTCCTGCCGTTGTCTACATCGAGAACAATCTGGGCCGCAATCTCTGCGGCGTTGCTCTCACTGACAATGTGGGCTGTGGTTGTCATGCGGTACTGCCTTTCGGTTGGTTGGTTTGGCTTACACCTAAAGTCTAACTTACGAATCTGAACGGGAACTGTCAGCGGGGGACTTGCACACCCAGCAGGACAGTCGCTCGCGGCGGATCACGCGCACCGTCCCGCAGTTGTCGCAGAACTCTAGGTCCGTGCTCCCCTTGGCTGGCGAGAACAGGTACGCGCCGCTCGACACGTGAATGGGGACGATCATCAGCGGTGCCACCCTCCCCGGAGGATGCCCCAGAACCCACGGTCCAGGGACTCCTCGACGTTGGCCTCATACGTGGCCAGCAGATCGTCGGCGTACGCCTCCATGCTCACGTCGGCAGTCGGGTCATCTTCCAGGACGCACTTCTGCCAGTGCTCATACCGGCGCTGGCCCTCGAACTCGTCCTGAGCGCGGTAGCCATCGGCGGTCACCGTGCCTGCACTCTCGATGTCCCAGTCCTCCGGGGCATCATCGAGCACGGCGGTGGCGTACACGTCGAAGTCGAAGCGGGCGATGTGCACGGGACACATCCAGAACCCGCCACGTAGATCGTCGGCGGGATCGCCGCAGGAAGCATTGAGGCCGATGTCCTCGACGCACCAGTGGTCCTTTCGCAGATCAGAGGACAACGTACGCCTCCTTGATTTCGTCGGCGGTCGCGCCCAGCATCATCGCCACATCGACGGCGGTGGACACGGAGGCCGTGTACTTCGCCACCTCGAAGGGGGCCTGGTGCCCGATGGGGCCGTAGCCGAGGGTCGAGCCTGCGACGGCGTTCCCCGCCATGATCGCGTCACGCGCGGTCTTGGCGTCCCGCTCCACGTCGCCGAGGGCGCGGTACAGGTGGGTCACGTTGTTCGTGATCGCCCGCAGAGCACGGGCCTTTTCGGAGGTGCTGTTGAACTCAGTCATGCGGTCTGCCTTTCGGTTTGGGTTATACCTAGAGTCTAACCGACCATCCTGAACATCAGCCGAAGGCGAGTTAGGGATAGACTGGCTCGACCTTCCGGTGTTGAGGGCGTCGTCACTCGCGAGGGCGGCGGGAACCGGGCCATGCTCCAATGCCCGCATCGGGAACGGTTTCAGCCGGACGTGCCGTCGCAGGTGGTCGTCGTTCAGGAACACCAGCCCGCACCGGCACGGCGCCAGGTGATCGAAGCAGTGCGGTATCTGCCACGGGCTGAGGTCGTGCCCGCTCTGCGGGTTGCTCAGGCCGAGGCCCTTGGCATGGCAGAGCGCGCACCGGACGCTGACGATCCGGGCGTGCTCGGACGAATGCTCGAACCGGCCCTCCGGGATCGTGGCGTGGCCCCGGATCAGCGACCAGCGCTGGGCCTCCTTCTGTGCACGACTGCTCATGGCTCGCACTTCGGACAGCCGTCGATCTGGCCGGGGTGCCACCAGCCGGACGAGGTGACATGGCCAGCGGCGGGGACACCGGGGACGGCGGGCCAGGCGTTCATGCGTCCACCGTCACTGGCTCGATTGCTTCGAGGTTCCAGATGCACCCGCTCGCCACGTCCCACCCCGCGTACCAGAAGTTCTCGAAGTCGAACCGCGACTCGTAGCGGTACGGGCTGATGATGATGCCGTCGTGCTCGCGACGGACGCGTGCCCAGTCGATGGTCGTCATGTTCGAGCCGATGCTGGGGTAGGCCAGGATGCGGTACTCCTCACCGAACGCCCGGAACTCGGCCTCGGTCGTGATGTGCAGGACGTTCGCCTCAGCGGTCAGGCTGAACTCGGTCGCGTGCATCAGTCCATCCAGGTTCCAGGACTCGCCCTCGCACCACTGCGACCAGCCGTAGTCGTCCTCGTCGGACAGCCAGAAGCCGCGAGGCTTGCCGACCGCCGATGCAATCTCGTGGTGGTTGTCGTAGTCCCACGACCGGTCGAACACCAGCGGGTCGCGGCTGTACTTCACGAGCCTCACAGGTCATCCCTCCCGCCGCGCGGGTCGTACTCTCCGTAGTTCAAGCCGTTCTCCTCCACATAGTCGATCAGCCGGTCATAGGCGTCCTGCTCCCACTTGTGCGCGGCAGGCCACTCGTCGGTGTCGTCCACTTCCAACTTCGTCGCGAGCGCGGCGTGCCACTCGTCGGTCAGGGCGCGCACTCGCGCGATGATGTCCTCGCTCACGCGGCCACCCCCTGTGCCGGGATGGTGTGGGCCACGTAGACGATGCCGGTGACGTGGAACGTCGCGTTGAGTGCGCGGGCACAGTTGTCCGCCGCGCGCTTGGCCTCATCGAGGTCCTCCATCGTGTACCAGACGGAGCCATTGCCGCTGTGGATGACATTGAACATGGGTTGCCTTTCGGTTGGGGGTGGGGCGCGCTAGAGGCGCCACACCTGGATGTTGAAGGTGATCGCCCCGTACTCGGCTTCGAGGAGCAACTTCTGCTCGTCGGCTGATTCGCGGCTGTCGTGCTCGGTGCCGTACTGCTCCCACGTGTCGATATCGACAATCGTGTAGACGACGACTTCGGCGACTTCGGCCATGCAATCGCACTCGTCGCTCATCGGGCGACCGCAGTGGTAGCAGTGGTTGTTGATCCAGTCGGCCCGCTCGGGACAGCAGGTCCCGTTGGCGACATGCAAGGTAGTTTGGGTCATACCTATAGTCTAGCGTACGGTCAGGCCCGATGTCTAATCGGAGTTAGGGATGAACTCGCCGTAGCCGATGGACCGGGCGTAGTCGATCAGCCGGTCCTGCTGGCCTCTGTCGGTGGGGAGGCCGGGGAACCAGCCGCCGTCGAGGAGGAGTTGAGCCGCGAGGTAATCGCCCTTAGCGGCCAGGTTCATCAGGTGGACGTAGCGCTCTACTCGTGTTTGGGTCATACCAATAGTCTAACGTACGAACAGAGCCGGTGTCTAATCGGGGTTAGGGCAGCAGTCGAGCAGGGCGTTCCACTCCTCGTAGTTCCCGAACCACGGGTAGGCCGCGTCGGGATGGAACTGGCGCATCGTGAAGTCCACGATCAGGCCCCGGACGTAGACCGCCACGTGCGGCGGGTTCCGTCGAGTGACGACCTCGCTGGCCACGCCGTGCTCGTCCTCCATCCACATGCGGAACCGCCAGGTCGCGGACTCGCACTGGCCGAGCGCACCGGGGGGCCGGGACCAGGCGGGGTTGTAACGTGCCATCACGTTCGCCCAGCCCCGGACCACCTCGCTCACATCTGCTCCGACCGGGCCATCGTCTGTGAGAGATAGACCCACAGCCTGACCCATCCTCGGCGGATCGCTCGGCACATCATCGGCCTGCGGGAAGCCCGCGTCCCTGAGTCATCGAGCGCTCGCCGGTGTTCGCGTTGCGACCGGCGTGGTTGCCCGCGCTCTGCGCACTGCCGTCCCATCGCCGACTCCCCGAGCGTCCGCTCCTGACCGACATATTCCCGGCGATCCACTCGTCCACCGCGTGGGCGCGATCCACCAGGACCAACTCGGTGCCGGTCCCGGCCTCGCCGATGACTCGGTTGCGGTTCTCGGTGATGCGAGCACCGGCGCCCTGGCCGAAGCCCTGGATGAACTGCTTGCGTGCCAGGTTCTGGTCGCCGCTGGACTGGTGCGCTCGGTTGTCCCGCTCGCTCGTCCACCACGCCTTGAGCGCGATGAGGCCCTGGATGTGCAGGGACCGGATCAGCGCCTCGGCCTGGTCCACGTCGGACTCGAAGCCGACGATGTGGAGTCGGGTGACGGGCTGGCCGTTCGGGTGCATCTTGTTCGTGCTCGGCTGACGACCCTTGGAGTGCAGGGGACGCATCGAGCCGAGGGCACGGACAATCGCTGTGCCCATCATCATCAGGTCGTCGCGGTAGGTGCCGTCGAACGCGATGATCCGAGTCACGATGGACTCGCGGGCCTTGCCCTCTTTGGCGCGGCGGGCGTCGATCACGGCTTGGTCAATGGCGTACTTCACCATCAGACGCTCTGCGTGCTCGGTCAGCGCCTCCGCTTCCTCCGGGGTTGTTGACTCGGCCTTCGCGAGCAACTGCGCGATCAGGTCGATTTTCTTCTCGGACAATGGACTGCCTTTCGGTTTGGGTTATACCTATAGTCTAACCCACAGCCCCTACCCATGTCGAATCGGGGTTAGCCTCCCGGCGAGCGCCGTACCCCGGTTCGAGCGCTGTCGATGGTGCGACGGGACGAGGCGGCAAGAGGAGCCGCGATGGAGCCGGGGTTGCTGATCGTCGTGGTGCCACGGGTGCGGAGCGCGGCGAGCGCCTGGCTGAGCGCATCCACCTGGTCGTCGTTCTTCCCGGTCGGGAACGCGGCCAACTCGCCGATGAGAGACAGCACCCACTCGTTGCCGGGGTCACTCGGGTGCGGGAGGTAGACGTAGCCCGTCGCCACCTCGGGAGTGATCGCCCTGGCCCGCACTTCCTTACTGCCCTTCGGCACCACACCGATGACTCCCGGCAGTTCGCGCTTGAGCGTGTCGATGATCGCGAAGCCGTTGCTGGCCTGCTCCACCAGGCGCCGGTGCACGAACCTGCCGGTGCCGCCTACCGAGTCCGGGGTTCCCCAGTGCCGCATGGTCACCAGCGTCTCGGTGAACTCCGTCCGCTGGCGAGCCTGGCCGATGAGGAACCGGCGCCTCAACTGATCCACCGCCCAGCGCTGGCCGACCGACCAGTCCGCCGACTCCTTCGCCTGCACCGCGAGGTCCCAGGAGTCCAGCCACTCCAAGCCGGGATGTTCGAGCGGGTTGAACAGCACCGTCGTGTCGCTCACCAGGTCGGGGTTGCGGGTCCAGTACCGCCACCAGTGACGCTCGAAGATCGTTCCCGCCACCGGCTGTGGCCTCTGCTGGAACAGCGCGGACCAGGCGTACGGTCCCACCGCCTGCTCGGTGTCCGCCCACCGCGCCAGCGCCTCGTCGCGAGTCTCCTCGATGAACGGGGAGAACAGCGGGTCGCCAGGCTCCCGGCCCAGCACGTCCTCGTCCTCCGCGATAGCCGGGAACTCGATCACCTCGAACGGATCGCCCGCCGTGTCCACCCAGCCGGTGAAGTCATCCTCGTGCCAGCGCGTGCCGATGACGATGATGAGCATGGGCGGCTCGGTACGGGTACGGGCTGTCGTCTGCCACCAGTCGCGGAGCGCAAGCCGCTTGGTCTCACTGGCGGCGTCCGCGTAGTCCTTCACCACGTCGTCCACGATCATCACCTTGAAGCCGCGACCGGTGATGGACTGGCCCACGGATCGGCTCGACACCCCGCCACGCTCGGTGGTCTCCCAGTCGGTGACGGACCCGGCATCACTAGCCACGGTTAGGCCGAGGTCGAGGCGGTCGTCCTCCACCATGCGCCTGATCTGACGGCCCCAGCCAGCGGCCAGGGACGGGCTGTGGCTGATGAGTCCGATGCGCCACTCGGGGTGACGTTGCAGGAGCCAGAGCGGCAGATACTCCGACGTGGACACCGACTTGCCCGAGCGTGGCGGCATCGAGACCCGGAGGAACGCGCTGTGCCCCGACTCGACTCTCCTAACCGCAGTTACCAGCCGCGCGTCGAGGTAGTCCAGGTGCGGGAGCGTGCGGTGCTTCTCGTCCACGACCTGAGCCAGGCCGAGCGGGGACGCGTCGGCCAACTCCTTGCGTGCCTGCGCCAGGATGATCGCCAGGGTGTCGGGGTGCCGGTCGAGCGCCCGCTTGCGCTCTGACGGTGGCTGGGCGACCAGCCAGTCCACAATCTCTGCGGCGGTGCTCACTGGCTGAGAGCGCGCTGTCGCTGAGCCAAGGCGGCGAGCGTGGCCAGCACCGCCTCCTCGCTCACCTGCGTTTCGATGGGGCCACCATTAGCCCCGGTTAGTTCGATCCGGCTCGCGTCAACCCAGCCGAACGAATGGGTCAGCATGAACTTCGCCGCCTGCCAGTCGGGCTGGATGCCGTTGCGGGGATCGCCCTGTGCCGCACGGGTCACCGAGGCACGGTAGACCTGCTCGCTTCGCGCCCGCGCGTAGTAAACCACCATCGCAAAGACCGTGGCTGTCCACTGTGCTCGGAGGGCTGAGGGCCACCACCGGGGAGGAGTCGCGGACCAGTACCACTGCTTGGCGTCGCAGGTGCCGAACCCTCCACCCTCCTCTATCCACGACCAGACCCGGCCCTCCACGTCGTCCTCGTCCATCACCTGGCGGGCGGTGTTCATGGCTCCCTCGCCGGTGACGACCCATCGCTTGTACGTTGTCTCGCTCACGAGCGCTGAGGCACAGGAGGCCCGGATGCTGTCGCCTTGCAGGATTGCCGAGGTGATCGCACCGAGCCGGGACGGGGTGAGCGTGGTCTGCCTGCCGGGACGGCGCTTCGACTGGGAGACGCGCGAGTGGTCGGTGCCGTGCATGGAGCACACCGCGGCCGAGGTCGCCGAGATGCTCGAGTGCTTCCCGCGGGTCGCGGTGGCGCCGGCCGTGACCAAGTGGCTCGGCGGCGCCGCGGGCTGGCACGGGA